AAGGCGGAAGGCGGCGGCCGGCACTACCCAGCGCATCCGGCGACGAAATACCGCGCGGCCGCGCCAGCCTATACCGCCTCGTCGCCGGGATCGCCGCCGGCCGCGCCGACCGGCGGCTTGCGGGATTCGCTGAAAACCTACGTCTACCCGAGCGCCGAGGGCTTCGCGGTCCGCGCGCGCAAGTTTTACGCGCTGTTCCTCGAGGCCGGCGCGCGCGGCGGCGGCCGGACCGGCGGCGGCGGACGCGGCGCGGGCAACCGGCGGACCGGACGCAAAGCCGCCGCCAATACCAGCCGCGTCCTCGAGCCGCGACCGTTCCTTGATCGCGTGATGGCCGCCGAGTCCGGCGATCTGACCCGCCGCGTCCGCGCCGCGATCGACAAGTCGCTGACCTGGAAAGAGACCAAGCTCTGACGATCATCGCGACGTTTATCTCGCAGCTTCGCGCGAATGCGCCGATCTTCGCCGGTCGCGTCGCCGGCGCCGCCGAGTTCTATGCCGGGCTGAAGAACTACAACACGTCGCTCGCCTTGCCGGCGGCGTATGTCATCCCGCTCGGCCAGGACGCGGACGCCAATCAGGTTTGGACGGGGCTGATCCAGATCGTCCACAAGTCGATCGGGATCGCCGTCGAGCTTGACGCGCAACAGGACCGGCGCGGACAGGCGCCGACGATGAATTTCGAGACGATCGAGGCGCAGATCTTTGCCTCGGTGCTGAACCTCGAAATCGACGAATGCCGGCAACCGCGCGGGACCTCGTTCGCCGGCGCGCGGTATCTCGATCTCGACCGCGCGCGGCTGTTCTACCAATGGGAATTCAACATCGATTGGCAGATAACCGACGCGGACGGCGTACAGCCGGTCTCGGTCGATATCAACCGGATCGAGGTCGATTACTTCAAGGCGCCGGTTGCGCCGGGCGATCTCCCGCCTGCCGTCGTCATGCTCCCGACCGGCGATCCGCCGTATCCGCCGCCGACCGATGGGCCTTGGCCTGATCCGCCCGCAACCCCGCCGTAAGGAGTCGCCGCGCATGAAAGTCTATCCTGTGCCTGGGCGCCTGGTGCGCGATCCGCGCAGCTTGCAGGAGCTACCCGCCGAGGGCCGCGAAGTCCCCGACGATGATCCGTTCTGGAATCGCCGGCTTCGCGACGGCGACGTCAGCGCGACCGAGCCGGACGCGCCGGACCCGCCGGACCCGGAAGGCGCGCGGCTACCGCCAGCGAAGGAAGCCTGAGCAATGGCAATCAATTTCACGCATTACCCGTCGTCGAACCGGGTCCCCGGCGTATTCGTCGAGATGGACCCGTCGCAAGCCAATACCGGGACGGCGCTGCAAAGCACGCTGTTGATCGGCCAAAAGACAGCGGTCGGGACCGCCGTCGCCGATACGCCGATCGAGGTCGAGAGTCTCGCACAGGTTCTCTCGCTTTGCGGCCAAGGCTCGATCCTCGCGGCGATGGCGCAGCGCTATCTCGACCGCGATCCGTTCGGCGATCTCTGGCTGCTACCGCTCGTCGATCCGGCGGCCGGCGCGGCGGCGACCGGGACGATCACCGTCACCGGGACCGCGACCGCCTCGGGGACGCTCAATCTCTACATCGCCGGCCAGCGCGTACAGGTCGCGGTCAACAATGGCGATACCGCCGCGATCATCGGACCGGCGATCAATACCGCGATCAATGCCGATGACGATCTCCCGGTCACGAGCGCCGCCGTCGCCGGCGTCGTGACGCTGACCGCGCTGAACAAGGGCGCGCTCGGCAACGACATACAGGTCCAGGCGAACTATCTCGGCGCGGGCGGCGGCGAGTATCCCGTCCCCGGCGTGACGCTCGCCTTCGTCGCGATGGCGGGCGGAACGGCGTCGCCGACGCTGACCGCCGGGCTGGCCAATCTCTCGTCGAAGCCGTTCGACTTCATCTGCACGCCGTACAACGACACCGCGTCGCTCAATGCGCTTCAGAGCTTCTTCGCCGATGACGTCGGTCGCTGGTCATGGCAACAGATGATCTATGGCGGCGCGTTCTCGGCGTTTCGTGGGACGCTCGGCGCCTGCTCGGCATTCGGCAACGCGCGGAACGATCAGCACATGTCGGTCATGGCGTTTAACGGCTCGCCCGATCCGGTCTGGATATGGGCGGCCGAGTACTGCGCCGCCGCCGCGACGAGCCTTCGGATCGATCCGGGCTTGCCGCTTCAGTACATCAACACGACGCTTCAGCCGCCGCCCGTCGCCTCGCAATGGACGCTCGGCGAGCGGAATACCCTGCTGTACGACGGCATGAGCACGACGCGGGTCGGCGCGGGCAATACCGTGATTATCGAGCGGGCGGCGACGACCTATCAGAAGAACGCCGCCGGCGCGGTCGACAACTCGTACCTCGACGTCGAGACGCCCTATGGGCTGATGTTCGTCTCGCGCGATCTCTCGAATTATCTGCTGACCCGCTACGCGCGCAAGAAGCTGGTCAGCGATACGACAATGATCCTTCCCGGCTCGAATTGCGTCAACGCGCCGATGATCCGCGCGTCGGTTATCGCCGAGTATCGCGCGCTCGAAAGCGCCGGCTATGTCCAGAACAGCCGGACTTTCGCGCAGAACGTGATCGTCGAGAATGCCGGCAATGGGCTGATTAAGGTCCTCGCGCCGGTCGATCTGGTCAATCAGCTTCGGCAGATCGCGATCCTTCTGCAATTCCGCAAGTCGTAAGGGGGCGGCAAGATGGCTGCATGCGAACGTCTGGCCGGGATCACCGGCCTGACCATCGACGGAACGGCTTATATGGTCGTCTCCGATGTTACGTGGTCGCCGGCGCGGTGGAAGCGCGAGACGCTCGTCGGTCTCGATAGTGTCCACGGCTTTTCCGAGGTCCCGATCCAAGGCTATGTCGAGGCGACGCTTCGCGATAGCGGCGATATCAGCATCGGCGACTTCAACGAGATGCGCTGCGTCGAGATTCTCGTGACGCTCGCGAATGGCAAGGTCGTCGGCGGCTCGAATATGTGGAACACGAGCGCGCTCGAAGTCCGCGCCGCCGAGGGGACCTTTCAGGTCCGCTTCGACGGCCTCGACGTGAGCGAGTCATGATGGACGCGATCACCGGCGAATTCGAGACGAGCGAGGACGACGAGCCGCTCGCGCGGACGCTCGATATCGATATCGACGTGACGTTTCAAAAGAAACGGTTCACGTCGCTCCACCTTGAAGAGCCGACGGCGAAGCAACTCGAAAAGGCCGAGATCGAGCTTAATACCCGCGAGCCGACCGCCTATACCATGCGGCGCTATCAGATCGCGCTGGTCGCCGCCGTCGCCCAGGTCCCGCGCGAGGTCGTTCTCGAATTGCGCTTTTCGCAGCTAACGGAAGCCTTCGATTTTTTAGCCGAACTGCTCGCGCCTTCCCGCAAGGATGGCGGGACCTGATCGCCGATCTCACGCGCTTCTGGCACTGGGGGCCGCACGACGCATGGGGCCTGACCGGAACGCAACTGATCTGGTGGGCCGAGCAGTCGCACCGTATCGCCGAGCGCGAACGAGCCGCGCGCGAGACTTAGCGTAATGGCCGGTTACGCCGTTACCTTCACGGTCGTCGACAACGCGACCAAGCAGATCGACGCGATCAATCGCCGCGTCGCGCAGATGCGCGCGCCGATGGAGCGAATGTCGCGCTCGATCTCGCGCTTCGTCGACGTCTCGGGCTTGCGGAAGGTCGCGACCGGATTCGAGTGGATCGCGAAGTCGGTCGGCGCGGTATTCCGCTCGTTAAGCGCCGTCGTCCCGCTGATGGGCGCGATCACCGGCGCTGCCTCGATCGCCGGCATGGTCAAGCTGGTTTCGTCGTATGCCGCATGGTCGCGCGAGCTAGTCCAGATCGCCGACAATATCGGCATCACGACGCAGCAGCTTCAGCAATTCGAGGACGCGACGCGGCTCGCCGGCGGCAATGCCGCCGATATGGATCAAAGCCTGAAGTCGCTTCACGACAACCTCGCCGATCTCAATATCGGCCGGGGCAGCTTCGCCGAGACCGCGCAGATGCTGAATCATCTCGGCGTCAATGCGCGCGACGCGACGGGGCATCTTCGCTCGGCCGGCGATCTCATGCCGGAATTGATCGCCAAGATCGCGGCGCTGAAAGACCCGGCGGATCGCGCGCGGATCGCGACCGGCCTACTCGGCGCCGAGGGCGATAAGCTCGTCGAGACCTTCCGCCAGTCGAGCCAGAGCTTCGCGCAATGGTTCTCCGACGCGAGCCGATACAAGGAACTGACCGACGAGCAAAAGAAAAGCCTTCAGCAATTCAGCGAGGCACAGGGCCGCGTCGGAGTCGCGTTCGACCATCTCGGCCAGCAGATCAGCATCATGATCGCGCAGCACTTCGGTCCGCTGCTACAGCGGTTCGCGATCTTCGTCGAGAAACATACGCCGGATATCCTCCACGCGCTCGACGAGCTATCGACGCGCTTTGCCGCTTGGCTCGATAGTATCAAGTGGGAGGACGTCGAGGCGGGCATAACCAAATTCATCGACTCGCTCAAATGGGTCTGGAAGCATCTCGACGATATCAAGCTCGCCGCCGAGGTCATCGCGACGCTGTTCGTCGTCAAGTGGGGCGTCGGGATCGTCCGCGCGATCGGCGGCGTCGATAGCGCGCTCGGCGTCGCCGGCGTCGGCGCGGCCGGCGGCTCGGGCTTGCTCGGCTCGCTCGGCCGGACGGTCGCGCTTGCCAATGCGGCGGTTCTCGCGTTCCAGACCATGCAGAAGGCGTACGACCCGGCGACATACGCGCCGGAAAATCTCCCGGCCGGCTCGCCGTTCTGGCAGGGCATCCCCGAGGACGAGCAGCGCAAATATCCGAATTCGCCGGTCAATCAGAAAGGCGGCGGCGGTCCGTCGTTCATGGATAACCCCGTCGGCTGGCTGAAAAATCGGCTGTTCAATAGCGGCGGACCGCCCGTCGCTCCCGGCGCGCTTCACCCGACCGGATCGGGCGCCGATCCCGCGCAGCTTCGCGACGAGATCGCGACGCAACTGAACATCGGCAAGGATGACGCCGCTGCAATTGTCTCCAATCTTCACGCCGAGTCCGGCCTGATCTCGGGGATCAATGAACGCAAGCCGCTCGTGCCGGGATCGCGCGGCGGCTATGGCCTCGCGCAATGGACAGGCTCGCGCCGCGTCGACCTAGAGGACTTCGCGAAGCGCAACGGCCTCGACGTTAGCCAGCAATCGACTCAAGTGTCGTTCATGAAGGAAGAGCTTGCGAAGTATCCCGGCCTGCTCGCCCGCATGCAGGCGGCAAAGACGCCAGAGGAAAAGGCGGCGATCTTTTTCCGGGGCTACGAGTCCGGCGGCGCCGCTTCGCTAGAGCCGGCGCTTCCGTCGCATGTCGCGCATGCCGGGCAGTACGCCAACCTCCCGTCGCCCGCCGTCCCGCCGGTCAATGTCGCGCAGTCGACGCCGCCGAACGGTGCCGTCGACGTCTCGATTACCCACAAGAACGCGCCGCCGAATTCCGCCGTCACCGCGACCGGCTCGGGATCGGTCAATGTCAAGCCGGTCCGCGTCGAGCATCAGGACATGGCGAGCATATGAGCGGCATCTTAGGGCCGATCTCTGGCGCGATCTCGGGCGTAAACCGGATCGTCCAGACCAGCGGCAGCCTCGTCAATGACGTCGCCAAGCTCGGCCAGAGCCTTACCGGCGCGGGGCGTCCCGATACGTCGGCGCTATCATGGGCGGACGGCTCGTGGGCGCAGCAGCTTCAGCCCGGCTCGTGGCGCGGCGTCGGCTTCGTCCTCGACGCCGGCGATACCGTCGCCGGCCGCCGGGTCGCGATCCACGAGTATCCCTACCGTGACGACGCATGGGCGGAAGATATCGGCAAGCTGCCGCGCCGCTTCAGCGTCCAGGCGTTCATTGTCGGCGACGACTGCTATCGGCAGCGCGACGCCATGCTGAAGGCATGCGAGCAAGCCGGCGCGGGGACGCTCGTCCATCCGACGCTCGGCTCGATCCAATGCGTCTTGCTCGAATTCCAAACCTCGGACCGCCGCGAGCGCGGCCGCGTCGTCGAATTGCAGTTTTCCTTCATCGTCGCCGGCGACGTCCAATATCCGACGACCGCGACCGCGACGTCGCAGAGCGTGACCGGCGCGGCCGCGCGGCTCAATACCGCCTCGGCCGGCGATCTCGGCGCGACGCTCAAAAGCATCGGCTCGACCATCCACGACGTTACCGCGCCGGTGCTTCAGTTCACCTCGCTCGCGACGCATGCGGTCAGCGACGCCGCGCGGCTGTTCAATTCGGTCCGGGGCCTTCAGGGCTTCTATGGCCGCTATGCGACCGGAAGCCGCTCGACGCTTCAGCCCGTCACCGCGACCGTCCGGACGGTTCTCTCGGCGGCGACCTCGGCGCGCTCGCTGGTCAATTCGTCCGCCCGGCTGGTCAATAGCCTCGCGGCCTTTCTATGAGCGCCGAGACCGACGCCTTCGCCGCCGCCGGCGTCGAGCTATGCGCGGCGCTCGCCGCCGCCGCCAACGATCCCGCCGACGCGATCCGGCTATTGCTCCCGCTCGCCGGCTGGCTACCGCCGGCGATCGACGGGACCGGACCGCTCGCCGACAACGCCAGGGCGGTCGGGGACGCGATCGCGTCCAATCTCCGGTGTGCCGCTTGCGCGGCCTTGGCGGGCGCTACGGCGGCGTATGCGCCGGCGAGCTACCAAGACGCCCAAGCGGTCCGCCGCGCCGTATGCGACGCGCTAGACGCCGAAGCGACCCGTTCCGGCGACGCCGGCCGGGACGCGACGTACCAAGCGCTCCGCGACCTTCGCGCCGCCGTCGCGCTCGATCTCGCCGTCCGGGGCGCCAACCTCGCTTGGCTCGTCGAGATCGAGACCGGCGCGCCTACGCCGTCGCTCGCCGAGGCATGGACGCTCTACCAGGACACCCCGCGCGAGCCGGGTCTCGTCGCGTCCGCCGACCCGCCGCATCCGCTCTTCCTCCCGACAAGCTTCGTGGCGCTCAATCAGTGAGTGACGCGCATGGCGTCGTCAGGCGCGGACCGCCGCCCGGCGCGGCCGATATCCTCAGCCTGACGGTCGGCAATCAGACCGTCACCGGCTGGCAGCGCGTCGCCGTGACCCGGCCGCTCGCGGCGATCCCGGCGAGCTTCCAGATCGAGGCGACCGAGCGATACCCGAACGCCGCTGATATCGACCTGAAGCCCGGCGCGCCCTGCGTCGTGAAGATCGGCGCCGATCTCGTTCTGACCGGCTACGTCGACCGCTACGCCTCGTCGATCTCGGCCGGCAATCATACGATCCGCGTCGAGGGCCGCAGCAAGAGCGAGGATCTAGTCGACTGCTCGGCGCTCGTCGAGAATACCAGCGCGGGAAGCCCGAGCACGCAGGGGATGCAGGTCGTCAATGGGACGACGCTCGATATCGTCCGCAAGCTCGCCGCGCCGTATCATGTCGACGTCCAGAGCACCGCCGGCGACGGGATTGCCGTCCCGCAATTCAACATCAACCTCGGCGAGACGGTATGGGAGATCGTCGACCGGATCACCCGGTATTCCGAAATGCTGGTCTATGACCTCCCGGACGGCTCGATCATGCTCGCGAAGGTCGGGACCGAGTCGATGGCGTCCGGCTTTACCCTCGGCTCGAACGTCGAGGGCGCCGACGTCATGTTTTCGATGGATCAGCGCTATTCGGAATACGAGGGCCATCTGATCGCGACGATGGCGCTCGGGACCGACGCCGGCGTCAACATGCCCGGCGTCGGCGAGATCGTCCGGGACGAGGAAGTCCCGCGCTTCCGCAAGCTCTATGTCATCAGCGAGCAATTCGTCATGGGCCAGCCGCTCGCCGGCAAGCGGGCGATCTGGGAAAAGAACCGCCGGTGGGGCCAGAGCTTCAATTTTACCGTGACCTGTGACGCATGGCGCGACGCCAAGGGCAAGCTATGGGAACCCAACAAGCTCGCGCCGATCGTCGCGCCGGCGCTGAAGCTGAAGGATAAAAGCTGGCTGATCGGGACCGTCACCTATACCCGCGACGAGAACGGCCAGCATTGCCGGCTCGGCCTCTGGCCGCCTGAAGCATTCTCGGTCGAGCCGACCTCGCCGAATATGTTCGTCACGCAAGACGACGTTAACCGCAACAATGCGACCAAGCCGAGCGCCGAGAAATTCGATCCGCCGGCGGCGACGGTCGAGACATGAGCGCGCTTGACCGGCTGCATCGGCGTATCCGGATGGCGGTGGGGATACTGAAGATCACCGCGACCGACGATAGCGGTCCGGTTCACCGCGCGCAGGTTCGCGGCTTCCCGCCCGAAGTGATCGACAATATGCCGGTCGCGCAGATTTACGGTCTCGCCTCGCATGCCATGCCGGGGACCGATGCGGTCGCGGTATTCGCCTCGGGCGACCGCTCGAATGGCGTCATCATCGCGACCGGCAATCAAAAGTACCGGCTACGCAATCTGAAGCCCGGCGAGGTCGCGCTCTATGATAACGCCGGCAACATCGTGAAGCTCGCCGCCGGCGGCAATATCGAGATCACCTGTCCGACGAAGGTCCGCGTCGTGACGCCTCGGCTCGAAGTCACCGGCGATATCATCGACCATTGCGACGAGCAGGATCACACCGACGCCGATATGCGGACGATCTACAATTCGCATACGCACCGGGGCGTACAGCCGGGAAGCGGCAACTCTGGCATTCCCAATCAGCCGCAAGTCGCCGAGGACGAGCCGTGAGCGGCTGGATCGCCGATCTCGGCCTGCTCGTCCCGCTCGCGCCGGTCTCGCCGCTCCCGGCCGCGCTGACGGCGGACGATGTGTATCTTCTATGGGACAATGCCAACGCCGGCGGCGACTGGTCTCTCGCGGACGGCGATCTTCAGACCGGCCAGGACCTCGAAACGGCGTGTCTCGTCTCGCTGTTCACCGATAAGCTCGCGACGCCGGACTTCGTTCCGACCGATGGCTCGTCGGACCGGCGCGGCTGGTGGGCGGACCCGTATCTCGATCAGCCGCTCGGCTCGAATCTCTGGCAGCTAGAGCGCGCCAAAAAGACCCGCGATACGCTCGGGCTCGCCAAGCGCTACGCCGAGGACGCGCTCGCGTGGCTCGTCACCGATGGCGTCGCGTCCGATATCGCGGTCAACACGTCATGGCTCGGCGGCGGCGGCTCGACGCTACTCGGGATCGGCATCGCGATCGTCCGGCCGGACGGTAGCCTGACCCGGTTTCTCTTCGGCTGGGCCTGGGCCGGTCTCGCGGTACTGGCCTCGCCGGTCTCGGTCCCGCCGCCGCCGCTCTTGCAACGCGCGAGGGTCCGCTAATGCCGTTCGCCCGGCCGAGCCTGACCGCGATCCGCAATCAGGCGATTCAGGATATCACGACAAGCGGCGTCCCCGGTCTCGACGGGCTGCTCCGCAACGCCGTCCTCCGCGCGCTAGCGTGGTGCATGTCGGGGCTGGCGTACTCGGTTTACGGGTACCTCGACTGGATCGCGCGCGAAGCGGTCCCGTTCACCGCGACCGACGAGTACCTCGCCGCCTGGGCGGCGCTGATCGGGATTTACCAAAAGGATTCCACCCCGGCGAGCGGCTCCGCGCAGTTCACCGGCGCGACCGGCCTCGTCCTGCCGCTAGGAGCGTCGCTGACGCGCCAGGACGGCGCGCCCTATACGACGACCGCCGACGCGACGGTCGACGCTACGGGGCTTCTGACGGTCCCTATCGTCGCCGCTATCAATGGCGCCGCGACCAACGCCGACGCCGGCGTCGCGATCGCGATCGACTTCCCGGTACCGGGGATCAATTCGGGCGGCGTGACGGTCGGACCGCTGACCGGCGGCGCCGATCAGGAAACCGAGGACGAGCTTCGGACGCGGATGCTCTTCGCCTACGCGCAACCGCCGCAGGGCGGCGCCGCGTCCGACTATATCGAGTGGGCGCTTCAGGTCCCCGGCGTTACCCGCGCGTGGATACAATCGAGCGCCGGGCAGGTTCAGGTTTACCCGATGCTCGACGTCGCCAACGCGGCGCATGGCGGCTTCCCGCAAGGGACGGACGGCTGCGCGAGCGAAGAGACGCGCGGACCGACCGCGAGCGGCGATCAGCTTGCGGTCGCCGAGCATATCTGGCCGCTTCAGCCCGTTACCGCGCTGGTATTCGTCGCCGCGCCGGTCCCGCTCGCGGTCAATGTGACGATCGGGAGTCTCGATCCCTCGACCGTCGAGATGGAAGCCGACATTTTGGCATCGCTACAGGACGCGTTTCTCGTGATCGGCGAGATCGGCGGGACGATCTATCCGTCGCAGCTATACGCCGCGATCGGCGCGACGCCGGGCGTCAAGCATTTCGACATGACGATACCCGCCGCGCCGATCACCGCGCCACCCGGCGCGCTCCCGGTCATGGGCACGCTGACGCTGGTCTGATGCCGATCCCCGTCGCGACCGCGCTCGATTATCTCTGGCAATTCCAACGGCTGCTCCCGCGCGGCCGCGTCTGGCATCGCGGCTGGGGATCGGTTCAAGCCGCGCACTTGCTGACCCTGATGCCGACCTGGGCGCGGCTTCATACGCGCGCCGGCGAAGTGATCGCCGAGACCTTCCCTTGCTCGGTCGCCGCCGAGATGCTGCCCGAGTGGGAGGCGACGCTCGGCCTGCCGGACTGCGAGCCGCTCGATACCGTCCAACAGCGTCAGGCGGCGGTCTGCGCCAAGTTCTCGATGCGGGGCGGTCAATCGGTCGCGTATTTCATCGATCTCGCCGCCGCGCATGGCTATACGATCGAGATCGAGCAACACCAGGCATTCCGCGCCGATATCAATCGCGCCGACGATCCGCTTTATGACGCCGCTTGGGATTACGCCTGGACGGTCATCTCGCCGGCGACCGACACAATCGTTTATTTCCGCGCCGACATTTCACACGCCGACGAGCCGCTCGCGACCTGGGGCAATGAGCAGCTTGAATGCCTGATCCGGCTCTATGCGCCGGCGCATACGATTCCGATGTTTCAGTACGGGGAATGACAGATGCACCGCATCGATGATCCGACCGCCGTCCCGACGCTCCCGGCGCCGCGCGCGCAGGGGACGCCGGGATACTTCACCGGCGGCTCGCCGGGATCGAGCGGCTTCGCCGCGACCGTCGTCCGGTATGAATGGCTGAACTCGCATCAGGAAGAGCTAGCGCACGTCGTCGAGACGGCCGGACTGACGCTGAACAAGACCGACAATACGCAACTGCTTCAGGCGCTCAATAAGCTATTCGTCCCCCGGACGCTCGTCACGGCGAATATGACGATTTACGTCTCGCCGACCGGCAATGATGCCAACAGCGGCCTGACCGCCGGGACCGCCTTTCTGACTATCGCGGCCGCCATCAACGCGGTTTATCGCCGGTACGACTGGAACGGCTTTAGCTGCCTGATCCAGCTTGCGGACGGGACCTACCCGTTCACCACGGCCAATGGCTGGCAAGCCTATTTCGCGGGCACGCCGTTCGGCATGAATGCGTTCGGCCTCACATTGCGGGGCAACCCGTCGCAGCCGCAGAACGTCGTGCTGTCCGCCACCAATGCCAACTGCATCGGGGTGGACCGTCTGCTGATGTATGTCGACGGGATCACCACCAAAGCGACGGGGCCGAGTTGGACCTTGACCACGGCGCAGGGCATCGGCCTCGGCGTGTCCCGAGGCGGCTACGTGCAGGCGACCAACTGCCGCTTCGATGTCACGGGCGGCATGTTCGCGCTCCGCACCGACGCAGGCGGCTATATCATCCTGTCCGGCTCCAACATCGCCATTACTGGGTCCGGGCAATACGCCGTCTTTTCCGGCGTGGCCGGGCTGATCTACACCGCCGGCGCCACCATCAACGTCACCGGGCTGAGTGCCACGAACCAAGTGTTCATGGCCGACCAGGGGCGGATGGAGCTTTACACCACCACCTGGGTCGGCAGCGCGACCGGGCAACGCTACTGGGCGATTAACTGCGGCTGCTTCCAGGTGAACGGCGCGGGCGCGACCTATCTGCCGGGCAGCACGGCCGGGACCGTGACGCAGGGCGGCCAGTACAACTAAGGGGGCGCGCGCATGCTGATTTACAATCCGCTCAATTGGTACTGGATCGTCGGCGGCGGTGGGCCGTATCTCGACGAGAACGGTGAATTTACCGGCGACGAGACGCGGCGCTTTGCCTCGGCGCGGAACCAATACGTGCCGGTCGATGACGCGACGTTTGTCGCATGGCGCGACGCGGCGGCCGCGATGCTCGGTTACGATCCGTCGACGCGGATCGATACCGAGACAAACCTCGCCGCCGTGCTTGAACCGTACGGCATAACGCCGGACTTCGGCTAAGGGGCCGCGCCGCATGGTCTCGAATATCCAGCCCGATGATCCGATCTCGGGCGATCCGACGACGCAGAGCGTCCGCGACAATTTCCAGGCGGCGGCGGACGAGATCACCGCGCTGCAAGCCGCGTTCGACGCCGCGCCTTGGCTCCCGCTATCCGGCGGGACGCTGACCGGCAATCTGACGATCGGCGTTTATGCCGTCATCAAGGGGACCGGCGCGCAGCCGGCGCAATTGTTCCTCGATACCGACGCCGGCGGCCAGCGGCTTATCGCCGGACGCTCGGCCGGTAGCGCTCGCTGGGGCATCTTTCTCGGCGATCAGACCGCCGAGTCCGGGAGCAATGCCGGCGCGAATTTCATTCTCTCCCGCTATAGCGACGCCGGCGGCTATCTCGGCAATCCGCTCGTCATCAACCGCGCGACCGGCGCGATCGACTTCGCGATCGCACCGACGATCGCCGGATCGCCGCTTTCGTTCCTTCCGCTCGCCGGCGGCTCGCTGACCGGCGACCTGATCCTCGCCGGCGATCCGACGCAACCGCTTCAGGCGGCAACCCGGCAATTCGTCGAGGCGCATATCGCGACGGCGGGCGGCGCCTATCTTCCGCTCGCCGGCGGGACGCTGGCCGGCGATCTGATCCTGAACCGTCCGCCGATCGCGCCGCTCCAAGCCGCAACCAAAGCCTACGCCGACCGCATGCTTCCGCTTGCCGGCGGAACACTGACCGGCGATCTCTTCCTGAACGGCGATCCCGTTGCGCCGACGCAGGCGGCAACAATGGGATACGTCAACAGCCGCGTCGCCGGCGTCGCCGCCGCGTATCTCCTGTTGACCGGCGGGACGCTGACCGGACCCGTCGTCCTCGCCGCCGATCCGTCGCAGCCGCTACAGGCGGCGACAAGGCGGTATACCGACACCAAGCTGGCACTTGCCGGCGGAACGCTGACCGGGCCGCTCGTTCTCGCCGGCGATCCGACCGCGCCGCTTCAGCCAGCAACGCGCGCCTACGCCGACCGCATGCTTCCGCTTGCCGGCGGGACGATGACCGGACCGCTGGCGCTCGTCGGCGATCCGGTGCTTCCGGCGCAAGCCTCGACCAAGGCGTATGCCGATACCAAGCTGGCGCTCGCCGGCGGGACGCTGACCGGGGATCTGATCCTGAACCGCGATCCGGTCGCCGCGCTTCAGGCGGCAACGCGGCAATATGTCGAGACGCGCGTCGCGACCCTAACCGGCGCCTATCTGCCGATGGCGGGCGGGACCATGACCGGGCCGCTGACCGATGCCGGCGGCGACATCTTCGACGCGAGCGATCCCCGGCTCGGGACGCTGGCGTATTACTGGCAGGACCCGACGCAACAGATCGCCGGCGGCGTCGCGGTCAATGGCACGCTGCTTTGGTCGCAAGCGCAGATCAACAGTCTCGTCGCGACCGCCGCGACGATTCAGACCGCGACGATCGCCGGCGGGACCGCGACGCTTTCGACGCTGGCCGCGACGGCCTCGATCACCACACCGAGCCTGACCGTCTCCACGACGTTCAATTTCAGCGGTCCGCTATCCGGGACACAAATGTCGGTCGGCGGCGATATCTGGCTTCCGCTCGATCCCCGCTATCCGTCGATGACGTATGCATGGCTCGACGCGGTCGGCGCGGTCGCCGGCGGCGTGACCGCTGACGGAACGCTGTCGTGGTCAACGATCCGCGCCAATGCCGCGACGTTTCTCTCGCTGACGACCTCGGGCGCGCTATCCGCGCCGTCGCTCGTCGTCAGTGACGCGACCTTCGCCGCGCTCGATCCGCGTATCCCCGGCGCGCAATACGCCTGGATCGATCCGACCGGCGCGGTCAATGCCGCGATCGCGACGGACGGGACATTTCAGATATCGGTCGCGACCGTCACGACGAGTCTCTCGCTCGGCTTCGACGCGACGCAGCCCAATCATGCGTTGCGGAAGTCCTACGCCGACGCCGCGTATATCCCGACGACCGGCGGGACGATGACGGGGATGCTCGTTCTCCCGGCCGCATGGCCGACCAGCCCGAACCAAGCGGCGAACAAGTCATATGTCGATAGCCACAGCGGCGGCGGCGGCGGTAGCGGTACGTATCCCGTCCCGGCGCTGCGCGATCCGCGACAATATGGCGCGGCCGGCGATGGTGTGACCGATGACTCGACCGCGCTCAATAACTGTGTCGCGGCGGCGACGGCGGCGGGCGAGCGGCTGATCGCGGTCAACAATCCGCTTTATGTGCCGGGGATGCTCGTCGCGGCGAACGCGGTGCATTTCGTCGGCAGTGGCAGTCTGATCGGCAACAAGCCGTATAAGTACGTTGTCCCGCCGTTCGCGCCGGCGCCGCCGCGCGTCTTTACGCAGACGCTGACCGCGCGCAAGCACTGCCCGACGCTCGCCGTGTCGATCAAGGCGACGGGGACGGGTGTGTGCGTGCTGACGGGGGACAGCTACTCCGCGCCGACGACCAACGGGTTCACGTCGAGCGCCGTCCTATGGTCGCGACTGCGGCGTGTGGTGGACTTCGCCAATCCCGGCGCTGTGATCTCTTGGTATAATCGCGGGATCGGCGGTCAGACCTGGGGCAATCTCGCGCCGACCGGGATGCCGACGAGCACCGCCTTTAGCTGGTATACCGATCCGCTGCGGCCTTGGCTTCAGTACATCAAAGACCTCGCGCCCGACGTGGTGTTCGTCAATTTTGCGAGCAATGACGGCTCGCAGTTCCGGCTATCGCAACTCAACGCGGTGCGGGCGGAAATGGCGTCATGGCCGAAGCCGCCCGATCTGGTGCTCGTTACCAGCAACCCTTATTCGTACCTCTATACCGTCGCGGGCGGCTCGCCGACGCCGGCAGACAACGCCAAGGCACAATATGAGGGGCAGTCCTACTGCGCGGAATTCGAGCGGACCTATGCAATCGCACACGGCCTCGGCCTGATCGATACTTGGCGCGCGGTCGTCATGGCTCGCATGGGCGTCGACGTCGCGGACCTGCCGCTGATGCGCGATTATACGGTTACGGGCGGCACGCCCACTACGTCGCGCGTCGCGATCAATCTGCCGTTCACTTGGCCGGTTGCCTGCGGCGGGTATGGCGGCTGGTTTTTCGTCCCCGCGAACGGCTGGGCGGCGCTCGGCAACGAGCTTCGCTTTGATCTAGGCTCGCAGACGCTTAATACCGCGAATTCCGGCAACGTATTCCGGGTCGGTCGCGATACCGCGTCGGGGAATGTCTACTGGCAGGCGGACGTAACGCAAACCGCGTCCGGCGCCGAACAGACCGAGGTCTTTATCCCGAAGCGGATCATTGCCTCTTGGCCGGCCGGGACGGGCAATTTCGCGTTTCAATGGTCGTGCAGCGGTCCACAAGTGATCTTCCAGGGCACCAACACCGGCAGCGCCGGCGATCACTGGACCGATAGTTTCATGGGTTGCGTCCCGCGCTTCGGCGTCCCGAACTGGCGCCCAAGGATCACCGCCGCATCCGGCGCCGTGACAGCCGGGCTGTACTTCGATCGTTCGTACGACGGCTACGCCTGCGCGATGACGGCGAACCCGCACGCGCGGACGCTCTACATGCCGACACTGACCGACTATGAGGCGGCCGGATCGAATGCCAGCACCGGGACAACCGGGAGTCCGGATATGTCGCCGTGGGGCGGCGGCGGGATCGGTCACGCCTCGGTGTTGCATGGGATCACGGCAATCGAGTCGGCGCTTGAGTCGTGCGACTTCGCCTGCACCTGATAGGGGCCTCAGCCAATGCCAACAGCCGTTCAGCTTGCCGGCGCGAGCTTCGTCAATCCGCTGTACAAGCCGCTCCCGAGCGTTCCGGGGCTTGTCGCATGGTCGTATTGGGGCGGCTCGCTCGCGGCCTCGCAGAATGTGATTAGCGCCGGCGGCGCCTATACCAACTATCTCACCGGGCCGGTCTGGAGTCCCGCGTATGGCCATTGCGTCTCCGGCGTCGGCCAAATCCAAAGCGCGTTCAACGGCACCGCGCCGGCGCAGACCTGTCTCGTCGCCGCGCGCTGGGTCTCGGGCGGCACCGGCGGCGCGGCCGCGTCTATCGAAAGCGGGGCAGCCCTGGTACCGTCACTTGTCGGAGGCGGCGCATCTGTCCAGTTGACCGCGACCGGGATCGCGCAACCGACGCCCGTCGTATTGAACACAACGGCCACCGCGTTCAAATTCTATGCGTTCCAGGCGGGCAACGGCAACGCCGCTTTTATCTATGACCTGACCGCGAACCTAAGCGCGACCGGCGGGACCGCCGGCAATATCACGCCGGGCGCGGCGAATATCCTGCTCGGCGGCGCGACGCCGGGCGCCAATAATCAGCAGTGCGACATTGCGTTCCTCGCGCATTACAATTCATTCGTCAGCAAGCCGAATATCGACCTGATATACGCGCACGTTAAAGACGTGCTCGCCGGTCGCGGGATCGTCGTCTGATAGGGGATAAGCATGCTCGATCCGAATACCACGCTGACCGTGACGCTTCGCGCCGCCGAGTGGAACGCGATCATGGCGCAACTCGCCGAAGGGCCGTACCGGCTTGTCGCGCCGCTACTCGCCTCGATCCAGCGGCAATGCCAGGGCCAGGACGCGGACGCGCCCGGCGCCGAGCTACGCGGCGGAAAGGTCCCGCTATGACCGAGCCAATCGCCAACGATCTGACGATCGTCGCGACCGGCGTCATTGACGGCGTGCAGATGGCGGGCGCCACGGTGCTGACGTTGCGAGCCGTGACACCGCCCGAGCCGACGCCAGAGCCGACGCCGCCGCCGACGACCGACAAGCTCCGCGCGGTTATTGATTACGAGGGCCGCGCCTATGTATTCGACGAGATCGCCGGCGAGGATCTCGGCGTCTACCGCGAGCCGGGCGGTCGGTTCTCTCAGGGTTGCGTCCGCGTCGAGCATCCCGACCTGACCGGCCTCGTCGTCCAGTTTCGCGCTGATCCGGACGGCTCGCGGGACGAGGTCGTCTTTGAGCTTGGCGATACGACCGCCGGGAATGTCGCGGCGAATATGGCCGGCTATGTCGCGACGATCTCGCGCGGACCGACGACGCTCGCGAAGCTCGAGGTCCCGCAGCATTACTGGTATTCGCGCTGGCGATGGCAGTCGGCGCCGCGTCCGGTTTGCGCGTCGCTCGCCGAGCTCATCGCCGAGGGCCTCGTCCCGTCATACGACGAGACGCTCGCGAGCAACCGGCCGCGATCGCCGGCGCGAACGTACTCGCCGATGGGCTTGGCGGGATTGACCGCTTACATGCCATCGACCGGCGAGCGCGACGAGATCGGACTCTTCACCGAAGCGCAGGCCGAGTATCTCTGCACCGCGGATGCCACGTCGCTTGGGTCGATGCTCGCCCAGGCCGAGGCGAGCGGGACGCTGACATGGCACTACAGGGACGAGATCGGCGGCGGCATCTTCGATTTCGTCACGCATCCGCAGGCGACGCTATACGGGACGCCGACGATCCCCTGGTGCAAGTCCGATATCGTCCTCGACGTCGCGCACGAGCCGTCGCTTTGCTTCCTCCCGTTCCTCTTGACCGGCGATCCGTACTACCTCGAAGAAGTGCAATTCGCCGCGACCTATAACGTCATATGCAATCCGCCGGCCGCGCGCGAAAAGTTCTGCATCGGGAATGCCGTCCGCGCGCATGCCTGGGCGCTGCGGACTCTGGCGCAGGCGACGACGGTCACGCCGGACGACGTGCCATGCTGGCTTAAGCCGGCGTCGTACTGGAAAGCATGGCTCGACAAAGAGCGGGACTGGATGCTCGCGACCTTCGTCAATGCGACCGCCGCGCCGCCGATCGGGGACCCGTTCCATTTCCTTGTGACCTGTGACGGATCGCCGGCGGGCGCGATGCCGGCGGGCTGCGTCGTCCAAACCTATATGGAAGATTACGAGGGCGCGGTGCTGGCCTGGGTCGTCGCCGCCGGTCACTCGGACTGGATGACGATTCTCGAATGGAAGATGTGCAACACGCTCGCGCGGACCAACGGGACGAGCGGATGGTGTCGCGCGAAGCCGGTTCTCTACAATACCGCGTTGCGACCGGCGGCTGACGCGCCATACGTCGAGACATGGGCGGACGCATGGGCGCTGAACGAAGCGATGCAGTCGGACACTTGCGCCTATGACGACGAGAACGCGATCCCGCCGGGCGATAGCCTGACCTATGCGAGCTATTGCAACGCCTCGCTCGCGATCGCGGCGACGCTCGGCGTCGAGGGCGCGGCCGAATGTACCGAATGGCTATCGGGCCAGATACGCGCCAACAGCAAGGCGAACAAGTACATCGATCGCAAGTGGGCGATCACGGCGACGGCGACGTATTGACGTGGCGGACGACCCGGCGCCGTCACGCCGGGACTATTCCGGGGCGGCGGGGATCATTGCGGCGGTCCTCGCGTTTATCGACCGGCCGTGGAAGGTCGGCGCGCTGATCGCGCTGATGATCGTCGGCGGCGGCGGCTATGTTCTGTACGAGCAACGCGCGCAAATCGCCCAGGCCGTACTGGCGCGGCGCGTGACGCCCCATCTCGATATGCAGGCGTTTGCCAAGCTCGCGCCGGGGATCGTCCGCGACGCGCACGCCTATGGCGTCCTGCTACTAGAGATCAGGCTCGGCGATAATGTCGCGATCGTCCGCGACGGACTAGACCGCGACGGCCGCGTATGGATTCCGCTCGGCGGTCCGCACCCGGCGATTTCCGATACGACCGACCCGTCGATGCTGGTCAAGTTTTTGCGGAACGAGCCGGTCTGTTTCGACGTCAGCGCCGGGACGCCGAACGCCGAGGGCGCGGCGGCGGCCGAGCGCTTCCGCATTACCCGGTTGTGCATGATCGAGGTCCCGCCGATCTTCGGAATCATGTGCGGCGCGCTCGTGATCGCATGGCAAGAGCCGCCTGACCTGACGACCGAAAGACAAGCCGCGCTGATTATGGAAGATGCGGCGATGCGCGTCGCGGTGTGGTAAATGGGCCGTATCAAGTCTCGGCTTGTTTGTCTCTTGATCGAACAGACGGGCGAAGTCGTGGCGTACGATGATCTGCACAACGCCCTATGGCCGGACGAGCGTCGCCGCGACCGGGCCGCCGCTTGCCTACGCTCTCACGTCCATCAGCTTCGCGAAGTCATGGGTCCCGCGATGATTCTGACCTGTCCCGGTATCGGTTACGTATGGGCGGGGCTTGATGCCGAGAAGCCCGAGGTCCGCTAGGTCAGAGCTTCCGGATCAGCCAAAAGAGTATCAAGCCGAGCGCGATCGCGCCGACGATTCATAGGCTGATTGTCACGCCGATCGGGTCAGCGGGCGGCATGGCTACGTCCTTTAAGTTACCCATCATCCGACGGCCACATCGCGGCCTCCGTCGCAGCGGTCGCTTGTTCCAGCTTCTCGCGGATCGGCGCCGGCAAATCCTGCGCCAGCGCGAGCGTCGTTCGGACTATTTGCACCAAGAGCATGACGGCGTCATTCTGTGCCTGTAGCGATTGCGTCACTGCGAGATAGTGGAGCGTCGTCACTGCTTTCGGCTTACGAGCCATCGGGCTTCCTCCACTAAGGGGTGGCGGTTGCGCCACGACATGCGCCGGGCGCTCGTAGTATCGCCGGATCATGTCGAAGCGCGTTGTCATGGTGCGTTGTCGAAGGTATCGGCCTTATTACGCCGTGCAAACGCTTCGTCGCTGCGACGGGAAAACTCGGCCTCTGCCTCGTCAATCTCCGCCTGTAGTTGCCGTCGCCGTTCGTCCAGCTGGGTCATCTCGGTGTAAAGGTCGTCTAAAGTCCGCTTAGTCTCGGCCATCGGGCTATCTCCGCTAACTGGTCTTGTCGATGCTAGGTGGCTCCCACCGCTCGGCCGCTATGTCCGGCAACATGGCGCGAAACCGCTGGTGCATCCATGTGACGTGCGTCTCGGATACCGGCAACTCTGGCAGGGCGCCCAACTGCCGCGACGTGCCGGGGATGGCGTTCGTGCAGATGTCCATCGCCTCGGCCTCGGTGTAGCGGCCGGCGGCGCCAATGCTGGCGACGTATCCGCACCGGCCCGGTCCCCACCATGCGCCATGCTCGTGCGACCAGATCAGATACCTCTCTGCCATCGGCTACCTCTCACAAACGCGATTATCGGATGTAGGGGTCATGGCCGCCCCGGTCGCGCCCGCACTTCGGGCGTCGGCGCCATCTGCGCGATCTCGTCAATCCTGAGCGGTTTGCGCCATTGCTTCGTGATGCGGCGGTAGCCGGGCATCATGGCCTCGATCTCATCAAGCTCGTTGGTCTCGATCAGCGGTTCGTCGGTGCCTGCGCCGGCAAGGATGCGGTCGCGGGCTGTGTCAACGTGGCGGTGTGTGGTCAGGCTCCAACGGAGCACAGGCACCGGGCCGCGCGCATCATGGACAGCGATGGATAGCTGCCAGAGCGGACGGCCACCGGCATACACCGCTCACTCCTGGCCGATGTTGACGGTCAGGCACGCCGACAGGGCGCTGCTTCCGACCCGCCAGTAATGGCCGGGGACAATATCGCGCTGCGGCTCATAGACCGGATGCGCAAGGGCGAAGGCTATCTGCGATTTCATCTCGGCCACTCCTGCAAACGAGGGTTTACGGGGACTTAGCATTCTGTATATCCGCTAGGGCGCGAACATTGTTCTTGCACCCACGAACATTATTCGCTATAAGGTGGGCATGGAAAACACCCACACCATGCGGATCGAGATGGACCGGGGCGCCGGCTGGGAGCTTCGCTCCGAGGGCGCCGTGACGACCACGACCGAGCAGGCGGCGGCGCAGATCAGCCTCTACGCCTACAGCGACCACGCCCACCGCATCCTGCTCGACGGCACCGTGATCGCCGTCCACACGCCGAAGCAGCGCCGTGTCGCCCGCTGACGTGGCGGCGGTGCGCGAGCGGCTGGGCATGACACGCCAGCAGTTCGCCGCCGCGCTGGAATGCACGCTGCGCACGGTGCAGATGTGGGAGGCCGGCGACCGAGGCGTGCCAGGTCCGGCCAGGGTGGCGATGCGGCTCATGCTGCACGCTCCGAAGCCGAAGCCTCGTAAGCCATAATCGCCCGCCCGATTATTTCCGGGATCTGAGGGACGAGCGAATTGCCGAGTCCCCGCAATCTGTCCACCCGAGAGGCAACCCCATCAGCCACTCGACCCACGTCGGGTTCAGTGCTCCACCCACTGCGTTCGGCAATTGCTCGCCTTTCGTCCCGCCACCACGATCCGCATATGATTTGGCGTTCGGGTGTCGCCAGTCGCGCGATGCCGGCGTCGGCCACCGCCGTGCAGCATCCGCCAAGCAAATCCCGTTCGACCGCTTCCGTGCTTCCGCCTGTGCGCTGCTGGTGTTCTGCTCGCTTGCTGTCGGTGTCGGCCAGCGTTGCACTTGTCCGTTCAGCTTGAGAATGCGTGTGCCGTTCGCCCCGGTGCTCCACTGAGAGCCTTTGGCATCCTGTCCCGTTGGCGTGCCCCATAATCCAGACGCGATCCCGTTCATGCGGTGCGCCAACGGCCGAAGCGGGAATGCAGTGCCATTCCGCATCATACCCGAGCGAGGCCAGGTCTCCGAGAACGTCTCCAAGCCCCCGTCCAAGCAAAGCTGCGACGTTCTCCACGATGACGTAGCGCGGTCCCACCTCGCCAATGAGCCGGGCGAACTCGGACCAGAGGCCGGATCGCTCGCCACCGATGCCGGCTCCGCGTCCTGCGACGCTGATATCCTGGCAGGGGAAGCCGCCGCAGATGAGGTCAATGTCACGGTGTCCATCGCCAGTTAAGTGCTGTGCCGATAAGTGGCGAACGTCTGGATAGATAGGAACGCGCGGCCAGTGCTTCGCGAGCACACGCCGGCAGAATGGATCAATCTCGCAAAATGCGGTCGTGGTCATGCCGGCCCGCTCCAAGCCGAGACTGAACGCGCCGATGCCGCTGAACAGGTCGAGCACTCGCATCATAGGCGGAACATTACTGTCTCATCCCACTAGACTCGGCCACCTCTGCAAACGTCCGTTTGATCGCCGGGACGGAGCCCGCCGGCTTGCTTGTAATCGGTCGTCATGCTGCCTCCCTCAGTCGCACGACGTTGCTCGTCAGGCCCGCCAGCGCGAACGGCGATGGTGCCCCGGCCAAGAGCAGATCGGCCCATGCGGTCGCGAGCCGGCGGCGGTCGATCAGCGGTTGTAGATGCGCGCCGTTGCGGATCAATCGGGACCGATCGTAATGCTGCGCCACCTGCGACGGCCGCGCCGGCTGATGCGCGAGCATCGCGTCGATCAACCGCTCGTCGTAATCCGCCTCTTTCAGCACGGTATAGAACGTCGAGCGCCATCCGTGAACGGTATGCCGCCCGGCGAGGTCGCTACCTGCGAGCGCATACGCCAATAGGAAATTCGGGGTGTTGCGCGCGAGGTTGCCGCGCATGCCTCGACCGGGAAATACGAACGGGCTTTTGACACCGCTCACTCGCGCAAGCTCGCGGGCCGCACGGAATACATCTGCCGCTTGCGGCGATAGTGGGATGACATGCTCGCGCCGCTTGCCGCGCCGGCCTTTCATCCGCTCTGCGGGGATCGTCCACGTCATGCCATCCGGCCCGTCGACGATCTCCGACCATTGCGCTTCGAGACCTTCGAGCTTGCGGACTGCGGTCAACGCGATCAGTCGATGCGCCAGTTTGGCGAACGGCCCGGAGTTGTATGTCTCAACCGCCGCGAGCACGGCGCGCGCATCCTCGATCGACTCGACGTTGGCACGGTTCGCTTCCTCGCTTTGGATCCGCCTCGGCAAATCCTCGGCGATCTTCCGAACCGGATTCACGGTCACGCCGAGATCATGCCGCACCGCATAGTCGAAGATCGATTGCAAATTCTGTCGGACATGCTCTGTCTGAGAACGATAGTTTTTGACGAGACCGACGATCAGCGCCTCAATCTCGAAAGTTCTGACGCGACCGATCGGTCGGTCTCCGAGAGCCGGATAGATATGGTTCTTCAACCGCAGCTTGGTGTGATGGAGATAGTTCGGCGTCCAACCGCGCGCGACCGACGCGGTGGCAATCCAGCGCTCGCCGACCGCGCGAACGGTCGCCGCCTCGGCGCCGCGCCGCTCGATCCGACGCTCGGCCCGCTCGATCGCGGGATCGCCGCCGGCGCGGACGGTCTGCCGGATTTTGTCGCGCGCCTCCTTCGCTTGCTCGACGCCAAGCTCGGGCCAGCGTCCGACGATCACCGCCTGATGCTTGCCGGCGACGTGATAGTGTACCTGCCAGGATCGCGCGGCCGGCGAGACCAGCAGATAAAGACCCCCGCCGAAACGCAGTCGCGCGCCTGGCTTTGCCGTCTTGATATCCGATCCCTTCGCGATCTTTGTCGGTTGCGGCCGGTCGGCTTGGGTGGTAGCGTTCATTGGGTCAGTTTTCCATGTTTGCGTGAGCGACGAACGGCGCCCTTGCAGGGGTGCCGTTTGCTTGTGCGTAGTCAGTGCGTGATGCGCAAATACGTGCGAAAAGCGTCGTAATCCGTTGCCGAAACACCAGCGAACGGGGCAACGGTCCGAAGAACGGTCAGCTCCTCGAAGGTCATGCTCTGGGCGCGTGCCTCTTCCGCCAATCTCGCTTTCTCTGCGTCAGGCATCGCCAGCATTGATCGCTTTAATTCGGTGCCAATCTCAGCTTTGTGATCGTTCATCGCCCGCGCCAGCTTGTACGAATTTTGCAACGCCAAATCGCCAGGCGGCGGCTTGGGAGCGGGAGCGACGTTAGCATCCCGCCGATAGGTTCCAGGCGTATCGGTGTAGCAGGCGATCCGCCAGTTGCCGTTCATGATGATGCGGGTCTCGTCATTCGGACAGACCCACAGTCCGTCCGGCCGCTGATGCGGAGCTTGTTGCGCAGCGGCACTTGTGACCGTCGCTAGGGCCAGGACCGAGGCCAGGAACGAAGTGCGAATTGCCCGGGGGTTCGTTGTCATATCGTATCTCCAATCATGCGAAAATCATGCGATCCCGGTTGTCATTCCAGAGGATCGTATTGCCTTAAGGGCAACTCATCAAGCGCCTAAGTTGCGGAAAAGGCAAGATTTATTCAGTCAGCATGATCGTATGGAACGACGCGTTACATTCTGGTGAACAATGCATATTCGGCGTAAATGCCACATACTTTCAATAACTTAGTGGAAAGCCTGCCGGTGACCATGCGATCTACCATGCGAACGTGCATGGATGCGTTGCCGGCGTTGCATAGTTCGGCGCTCAGATTCTTGGGCGTTACGGAGTCCGTCAGGGGAGGAGGGGTGCCCATGTCCGACGCTCCAGGCGATAGGAAACCGGCACCAAAGCGCAATCCTCCGCAATCGATGGGGGACTACCATCAGTCGCTCGGAAAGTTCGTCACTGTGTTCGCAGTGGTCGAAGGGCTTTTGACGAAAAGCGATTGGCGTAGGAGCTATGTTGCCCCCGGCCACGGGCTCGTCTCGTGGGCGAATCGGGAACGCGAGAGTCGATCCGCCGAGTCGAGCCGATAGGGATCAACTCCGACCAGGCAGCGTCATTCAATTTTCCTCTGACGGGATGCGTAGCGATTGCCATCGGGTGGCGACCCGCCATCTGGTATCGTTGATGACCTAAAAAGATAGCGACCCACCAAAAGCCAAAAACCCAACACAGCGCTGGTGGTTGTAGTTATCAATGCAATGAACTCGTATCGATCCAACCCTATTCCAAGCGCGTTCAATACGAACTGCGCCGTTGTCGAGAGCACGATAAAAATGAGCCAAGCGCAGGTCAGGTTGAAAGAGCGCTTGGCATATTTTCGTCGCTCTTGAATGTCCTGTTCGAGGTTCTGATTCCTTAATCGTTTTGCTGCGTCTTCATGGGTTTCAAAGATTCCTTCAGCTTCCCGTTCAGGGGTGGGATTCCTATCGAGGGGGACTTCTCCCTCTGGGGGATCGGTCATTGAATCCCAAACCTTCTTGCCTCTCGCTCGATTTCTTGCTTAACCGCCCTTACCGGAATTGGCGTACCATGAGGGACGCTCCAGTTATGTTCCTCGGCGACCGCATGCCACGCTGATCCAGGCGCGTGTGTGCGGTTTGAAAGCTCAAAGGATGAGAGCCCGCCATACCTGGACCATACGAAGGCAACCAACTGACGAGCGTCTGCATCCGTATCATCAATTTCCGGGGGAAGCCCAAACGGAACATCATTCTGCAAGCCCGTGATCGCTGATCTGCCGTGATGCTTCAAGGCATGGTACAGACTCTGAAAGACGGGCCCGAACTGCCATACTTGCGGGGCCTCGGAAATGATTGAATCGGCGTGGTATCTTAACCACCAGCCATGGGCGTAATAAACTAGCTTCTGTAGCTTCATGTGCTCGGCGCCGTCGGGTAGCGCCCGCAGTATGAAAGCGTTGGCGAGCACAATCGGTCTGTACGGTTTAGGCATGCGAGGCGACTATCAGCAGTCCCCCAAGTTGCGTCAATCGAACCAACATGTAGTGTAAGAGGGAGCTGGATAGAACTACATGCATCCTCCGACGCCGCACTTTACATGGCCTGTCCAATGAGCCGGCGTCTGCGTCCTGCTCAGCGTGTGGATCCCGTGGGCCCAAGCGTGGCTGCCCTCCGCCAGTCCTCTCCCGGCCGCCAGCGTGCAAGGCGAGATAGTGACTTCCCGGGTTGAACGTTCGTCCGCGTCAGCCATCGCTCGCTCCTGTTGGAGGATTCGCGGCTGATATTCGTGACCGGCCCGCCGGCGCCATTTTCCGCGCGCTACGCGGCGTCGAGCAAGCCGCCGCTGCCTTCGCCGCCGCCGGCGAGACGAGCCAGCTACGGGCCGCCGCACACCGCTGACACCATGCTTCAACCGGCCGGCCGCGATCGGTCAGGATACCGCCCGGCGCGTAGCTCGGCGCCGATCCCGGCGCGAAGACGATCGCTTTGCGGCGACACCGGCAGCGCGGGAGCGCCATCATATCCCTAGCTCGATGAATACGAGAATGACCGACCATAGCAGGATCGCGAGCAGCGCGGCGTGGACGAGCGCGCGCACGTTCAACCGCCCGGCTCCTCGATCGGATACATCGCATCGGCGACGAGCCGCGCGGCGCGCAATCCCGTCGCGGTCAGCGGGAACGGCTTGTCGCAGCAGGGGCACTTGTCGATCGGCAGGCCCTCGGCGCCGGGCATTATCAGGTAATTGCCGATCCCCTCGACAACCGCCAATCCGTCGCGTCGCTGGTTTGCGTCGTTCCACCGTTCATCGACCATCGGCGTTCTCCTGTTCGCTTCGGCGTTGCTCGAGGTAAGCGAGCGTCGCGTCCATCACGTCGATCCGCCGATCGGCGGCGCGGCGGTTCATGCGTCCGTCGCTCGTCGCGCGTGCGTACACTTCACGCCGCATGCGGCACTCGCGGCGAAGCTCGGCGATCATATCGTCGAGCGTAATCGGCAAGAGGTCAGGCATGGCGCCCCCGCTTCGCGCGCTCGTTTCGCTGCGCCTCGACCCAGGTCACATAATCACTTGCGCTCCAACGCCGATACCGTCCGACCTCGATCGTCGGGCGCGGAAACTTCCCTTCGCGCACGAGCCGGTAAACCTGTCGCTTGTCGAGGTGCATCAGGTCGGCGATCTGGTCCGCGTCAATTAGGCGTGGCACGGTCGCGCTCGCGCTCGCCTCGGCGTCGATCTCGGCGAGCGTTCGCGCTTTCATGCTGCCGCGCCTTTGAGATGCGGCATGATCGGGACGTCCTCGATATCCAATTGCTGCTCGCCGTGCGGCTCACTGTTTGCCGGCATTACCTCGGCGCGCGCGCACCAATAGGCCAGGACGCGGCGCCGGCCGGTCGGACTTAATGCCGCGAGATCGCGAAGGCCGCGCTGCATGACGGTCATTTCGTGGTCGGGGCTGCGCTTGTTCATGTCGGATTGCCTCCCTTCAGTACCGCCCGGCGGAGCGCGATCGCCTCGTTTATGGTGTCGTGATCGGGCGGGATCAGATTGCGGGTTTTCGCAGCCCATGCCTTGCTGCTTGGCAGCGTGTCGAGAGCGTCGAGGTCCATTTCCTCGATCTCGGCGAGCAGTTCGTCGGTCGGGCTGGTGTTCCAGTCGGCGCCGTCATCGCCAGGCGGTGGCTCGTCCGCGGCCTTGGGCGCAAACAACTCGTAGGCCTGCTTCAACAGCGCATTGATCCGGTCCTTGATCAGCGGTGGCGCGGTTTCGAGCGATGCGCGGACGCGCTGGTGACCGGCGATCTCGACGACGCGCGCCAGGTTCGGCGCCGCTGCTAGAAGCGCCGTGAGGTTCTTTAGCCAAATCGTGCCGTTGGGTTCCATCAGCGGGTCAACGCCGGCTGTCTCCTCGCCAGAGGACGACGGCGGGGCCTTGTGGCCGTACTGTGCCGCTTGCCGGTCCCGATCGGTCAGACCGGCGTCGCCGTGATCAGTATTCCCCTCGATCGTCACGCCGCCCGCCTTGGTAAACTGGTCCTCCATCTCTTCGGCGGCATAGCCGAGACCTTCCTCCGGGAACGCCGCGCGTAGCACCGCCGCCTTGCAACACTTGTGAAGCATCTGACGCGGCGCCTTCGCCCAGCGCTCGTTCGGGACCTCGGACCTGAAGCCCGACATCGCGTAACACTCTTCCCAAAATAGCTGTTCGGTAAACGCGCGGCGCTCGCCGGCGACGAGCCGGTAAACCGTGACCGCACACCAGAGCGGGAATGTCAGCCTTAGCTCAACCTCGCGGACCGAGCCGTCGTCATTCTCGCGCGTCCCGCGAAACGTCCGCTCGTGATCTGGTCCCCATTGCGGAAGGTCCATCCCGGCCCATACGCCGGTCCGCGACGCGACGATCTCGATCTCATTGATCCCGCGCATGACGGTTTGCACGCGCCGGCGTAGCTTGGAATTCCACATCGGGACGATGTGCACGGGGGCCTTGAACGGATCCAGCCGCTTCGCCGCGCAATACTCGACCACCGCCATAACGATGTCCGGCGTCTCGGCGGATGGATAGAGATCGCATAGGACGCGCCAGGCGGCCTCGGTCCCGGCGAATATCGCCGGCTTGGTATAGCGCGGCGCGGGCATCAATGCCTGCCGCTCGCGGGCTGCCTGCGCCATCAGAGTTTCCTTATCCGTAGGACCGTCGAGCCGTTCGACATAACCGCGCCAGGGACTTCCCGACCGGCCTCGATCGCTTCCTTGATCGGCGTCAATTGGACGTGCCGCTCGATCCGGACGAATTCGTCAGGCACGAGATCGGCGTCGGTCAGCACGACCGAAGGCGGACCAGCCGCCAAGCTCGCGGCGCCATACTTCGCGCGGTGCGACTTGATCCGTAGTGCGTCGAGCAGTTCGGCGATGATGACCCGGATATTTGACGCGCGCGCGCGGTAGCGATCGCGACGGGCGATGACCTCCCGCCGGATATCATCCGCCTCGACCTCGCGGCGCTCGCACCAGACGAGAGCGTCAATCGCTCGTGAAAGCAGCGTATCAGGGTGCGTTATTTCAGCGTCGGCGAAAGCTGTGTTGATGACGTCCTCGTCCTCGGCAAGCGACGGATCGAGGTCATAGACGTCGCGTAATTGCTGCCAGAGCGAGACCGCCCGCTCTAACTGGTAGCCTGACGGAACCTCTGGCGCCGCGCTATCCGACATGACCGGGCTCCCGCTTTGTGTATGAGCCTGCGGGCAGCCTAGACACAGAGTTGCCTTCTAGGCAATAGAGGAACCATCCCGACGTAAATCGTCACTATTCCACGGTTGACAGACCGCAATCCGACACTACAGCATCGAGGTTACGGTCGCCCAAAGGGCAACGGACCGATTGACGCGATGCAACATGTATTTTGAAGGAAGAGCTCGGCTAGACACGCAGGAGACGTTCAATGCCCAAACGCAAGTGGGTGCTGGTAATCCCGGAAGTTACCCCGCCGCGTCAGACCGTGGACCCTGCTTACGCCGCCGACGCGCTGGAGAAGATGGGGGAGGCGGTGGCACGGATGGCGCGAAAAGCTCGGAAACGTAAGGGCTGTCGCCATAGGAAACGAGCAAAGCCCTCCTGAGCCCCTCTCTCATGTCCATGCCCACCTGGCCGCGAAAAATGAAGTCCAGGGTGCATCCGGTCGTGTCGCAGATCACTATGAGCTTATCCATGTTGGGCTGTCGGACGCCTTGCTCCCACTTGTTCAGCATCTGCCGCGAAATCTTTAACCTGTCTGCCCACTCGGCTTGCGTGCGGTCGAGAACCCCACGCAGCATACGAAGCCGCACGCCGACGCCGGCCAGCGTGTCAATGCTGATCCCCCGCTTCGCCTGCTTGATCATGCGGCGAGGATACTTTTTGCGCCGGATTCTCACTAGCATCTCCCAGTTGCCCTTTGGGCAACTGTAGACGCTGTCCGCTTCGTTGGCAAACCGATCACTTCTGGCCCAAGTCGGCTAGGTATCACGCCGTCTTGACCGTTGCCTTGTAGGCAATTACCGTCGGACTTGATGGAGCACAGCCGGATCATCGACCAGCTATCGAAGCGGCTCGGCGGGCAAGTCCGGCTTGCCGAAAAGCTCGGCCTGTCGAACACGACGATCAGCCATTGGCGCAATGACGACGGCATTCCACCGCGCCACTTTGCGACGCTGCTGAAGATCGCCGACCGCGCCGGCTATCGGTTGACGCTAGGCCAACTCGACGCCGGTCCGGCGCGACCCGTACGGAGTGATAGCAAGCCCTGCGAAGTCGCCTGAGGCCGCGCCCCTATGGCGCCGCGCCCTCGGTTTCGGCTTACCGCCCCTATTGTCCCCGAGGACGATCTCCATCTCGCGGTCGCCGACGCGCTCGACCGTCTACTGATGCCGCCTGCCGAGTGGACGACCTTTCCGGCTGGGCATGTGCCATTGCCGGCGCTGTGGGCGGTCAAGCTCGCGCGGCTCGGCCTGAAACGGAACTGGCCCGACATTCTCGTGCTGCATAACGGTATTCTCGGCATCGAGCTAAAGCGGCCGGGCGAGAGGTTAAGCATCGCGCGATGGGTGCGCACCCGACGTGGCGCGCCGCGCTACGTCGAGGGTCAGCGCGAGGTGTTCCCACGACTGGAACGAGCAGGGATGCGGATCTTCGTCTGCACCTCGGTCGTCGGCGTTCTCGACGCGCTGGCGTCTGCCGGCGTGCCGCTACGGGGGAGGGTCGCAGCGTGAGCGGAACCGCGCTTGTTCGGTATGAGGCGGCGCGCCAGGCGCTTGCCGAATGCGTCCGCGTCGATGAGGCGAAGGACATCCGCGACAAGGCCGCGGCAATGGCAGCCTACGCTCGACAGCGTGACGACAAGGAATTGGAAGTGTGGGTCAGTGAGATATACGAACGAGCCTGCATCCGCATCGGCCAAATCTCGCGCGAGCTAGAGACCGCGGAGCGCACCCGCACTGATCTGCATCCGGACGGCCGGATGCAGACCAAGACCTCAGTCCTTGCTGCTGCCGGCATCCCTACAAGCACAGCGTATGACTATGAACAACTGGCTGGTGGCAAGACGGAACAAGGACAGCGTGCCGCAGAAGCCGCCGTTGACGCCTACTTCGCCCGGGCCAGAGCCAACACTGAACCTGTGACACGGGAAGGCCTGCGCGGCGTGATCCGTGAGGCGTTGCACGAAGCATTCCCAGATGCGCAACCTGCAACACGTAAGCCAAGACTTGCGCCAGAGGATCGCCCCTCAACAGATCACCGATACATCGACTTCACCGGCGCCATCAGCGCGATCATGCGTATCGAGCACTTCGACGCTGCACACATCGCCAACAGGGCACGCGACTTTCCGATGCTATTCGATCAACACCGAGCCGAAGCGATCGGCGCGATCGAGCGCATCGAACAATACCTCGCGGCACTTGATAGGGGAGACGGCACCAATGGCAGCGCGCAAACAATCCGCCGCACGGATAAGACTACGCAACAAGATCATCGACACGCAGAAGAGCTTTCGCACTAGCCCTAAGCCGCCCGAGGTCATTGGTCGGTTCATGATCCGGCATTGGTCAGCGCTCTATCGCGACGACGAGGACATCGTTCGCGAAGGTTTCATGGAGGGCTTGGGTCGGCTGGTTCGCGCCGAGATGCACGCAATGGGCATTCTACGCCATGGCGAAGCATTGCCGGGGGATCCATCGGACGCTGACGAACCAACGCAACTAATGCTGGACCTTTGGGCTGAGGACGAGCGCGACATCGCTCGGGAGATCGGCGTTCTATCGTTCTACATTCCGTCGCGCGGGACTTATGTCGCTCTGCATGATCCAAAGGTAATCTCCGACGGCGAGCTCGCGGAGGGCATCGAGCATCTTCGCAAATACGCGCGCAGTCTTGATCATCGCGCGGACTGGGGCCAGCGGCTGCGCGATCATCGCCGCGCAAAGCAGGCAGGAAGGTGAGCCAGTTCGACCACTGGATGCGCTTTCATGTCGGCGACTACCTGGCCGACACGATGCATCTGTCCACCTTCCAGCACGGCATCTACGTCCTGCTGATCATGCACTACTTCAAGCACGGCAGCCTGCCGGAAACCGAGGGGGAACTCGCCCGGATTGCCAAGGTCACGGCGCTCCATTGGCGACAGGCATCACCCCCGGTTTTGGCGCTCTTCCGAGTATCGGAATCTGGTGCCCGCCGACATACTAGAATCGATGCTGAGCGGGCACACGCGAGAGAGGTATCCGAGGCGCGAAGTTTTGCGGGAAAACAAGGCGGTAGACCAGGTGGCAAAAAAGCAAATGCTTCGGAAAACAAAGCAAATGCTTTCACGACTCACGCGCGCGCGCGTCCAGAGCCAGATCCAATAGCTAAAGCTTCACCCCCGTACGCCCCCCTCAAGGGGGGCAGGCGCGCGCGCGGTCATGTCATCGGGGCAGAGAAGGCGAGCCGGAACGGCTTCGCTGACAGCGCGACCAGCGACATGCAGGAGACGAACGACCATGCCCAAGCAAGCGACCCACCTGCCCGTGGTGCGGCAGTGGTGCCAATCGCTCGGCATCTTGTCCGCCGTCAGCATTAGCCGCCAAGAGGCCGAGATGAAGCTCGCGGCATTCGTCCCGTTGCTGATGGATCGCTTCCCCGATGCCGCCTTCACGGTCGCGTCGCTTGAGCATTGCGCCGCGCGCGCCGTGAAGGGCTTCCCGACCTATGGCGAGCTTGCCGCCTGGCTCGCTGAGTGGTGGCGCGAGCATCGCCCGCCATTGCCGGCGCTACCGGCGCCCGAGATACCGCCGCCGCGTCCCGAGCCGACCGACGAGGAGCGCGCCTACGTCCGCCGTTGCGTCGAGACGATCCTTGGCAACATGCGAAGCCCGTACGCCGAGCGCGACGCGCCGGCGCCGCCGCAGCCGCGCTATCTCTCGCCGGCGCAACTCGACGAGATCAATCCGCTGCCAGGAGGCCAACGCCGTGCGCCAGCCAACGACACCGCCCCGCCTCGTCCGCCCGCCGCCTAGCGCGTGGCGCGGGCCGTCCGCGCGACTGGCGCCGCGTCCGCCTTCGCCGCCGCCGGGACCTCGCAAGCCGTGCCGGCTATGCGGCGCGATCCGCGCATGGGTGGTCCAAAAGTGGGGAAGGTCATGAGCGTCGCCGAGCACGAGCTATGGGCATTCGACTATGTTGACGGAAGCCTGAATTTCGCGACGGATGAGCTTGAAGCTCTAGCAGTGTGCTTTCCCGCGTTGGACTTGCGCGTCGTGCTAACGCCCGAAACCTTCGCGGCGGCGGTGTGGGATGCCGTTTACGTGGAACACGACGGTTCAATCGATGACGAGTGTCGGCAGGACATAACCCAGGCGTTGGACCTCTGGCGCCGCCAGATTGCGCAGTTGCAGGCTAGGATTGACGCGCTGCCGGCGTATCAAACGCCGCCGAAGCGTACGGCGCCATGACCGCCCAAAAACCCGTACCGCGCGCCGTAGTGCCAGAGGGCGAAGTCCCGTGGTGCTTCCGGACGGACGGTCCCCGTCCCGATGCAACGTCGCGATTCCTAAGCCGCGCGCTGGGCGATCCCGCGATCGATTGGAAAAGCGTGCTGTATCTGGCATGGGCGCGACTCTCGGTCGATGAGCGCGAGGACTTTCTCGGCCACATTGACCAAACGATGGCCTATGGCGGATCACGTTGGGATCGCTGGCGTGCGATCCGCGAGCGGCGAGCGGCCCGTCAGCGAGCTTACTTCCAGGACGAGCCATGACCGCCGCCCCGACCGCGAGCTACCGCCAGCACGTCGAGACGATCGAGCCGCCGAGGATCGACGCGACGAGCTTCCGCATGGGTTGGCGTCGGCGGACCCGGCTCGATCGGTTGCTCGCGGACGGCCGGATCAGCGCGGACGTCTGGCAGGCGGCGACCGAATACCGCGCGGCATGGGAAAGCGTCCTCGCCGATGGCGGTCTCGATCTCGCCGCCGTCCGGGTCAGCGGTGGCGCCAATGACAGCCACGACCGGATGCTACGGCTACTCGTGACGCTTTCCCGGCTTCGCCGCGCCGAGACCGCGATTGGGACTCTGGCGGCGCAACTCGTCTCCCGTTGCGCGGTCGAGGATCAGTCCTGGGCAGCGACGGCGCGGCTCGTCACGTTCGCCCGCAACCCCGAGACCGTCCGCGACTGGACTGTGACGGCGCTAGGGCTGCTTTGCTGGGTTTGGCGGCGCGGGGAAGTAGCCGGGACGGCTCGGCGCCGCGTAGCACCGCTCTGAGGGCGGGGAAACGGCAAGTCGTTCGCGCCATACTGGCGTTGCGGGATTCCCACAGTGATTGGGGCGAATCGGGAACGGCGAGATTCGGAGCGCCGAGTCGCACGATTGTTGCGCCGATCCGCGATCGGTGGTAGCGAATCCGTTACCGTCGCAACCGTTGCGCTGATCGCACCGGCGAGCGGTCCCCTTTTCATGTCAAGCAATCGCTTTGAACGCGGCGCGGTTGTGCGCTGCAAAAACCGGACCTGGATCGTTTGGGCGTACCCTAGCGGGCAACGTCATGCCGACCCGCTCGCCCTGCCGTTCACCGCGCAGACCGGACCGCGCCACCGCTCGCAAATGCGCGTCGACTTCGGCGGGAAGGCGATGCTCGTCCATTTGCTCGATCCGGTTACGCTGATCGGTCGCGAGTGCGCGCCGATCGGGCAATGCGACGACGGGACGATCAGCGCGATCGCGGCAAGCATGCGTCGCGCGATCGAGGCGAACCAACTCGAGGGGTTGCGCCTATGAACCAGTACGAGCCGCCGATCTATGTCGCGGCGTTGGTGCCAATGACGTTCGACGTCGCCGAGGCGCAACGGCGTCGTGAGACGTATGAAGCGCGTCGTCGGGAATATACCCGGCTTTGGCGCGAGCACGAGCAACATGCCGACACGTCCCGAGATCCATCGACCTGAAGGCTGGCGTCCGCCAGCGCAAGCCGACGCCGAGCGCCGCGCGGCGTACGACAAGACCAAGGCGCGGCACTATACCAAGCGCCGCTGGTATCACCTGCGCCGCGCCTATCTCGCGAGCCATCCGCTATGCGAGTGCGGGTGCGGTCACGTCGCAACGGTCGTCGATCACAAGCGACCGCATGGCGGCGACGACGCGTTGCTCTACGCCTGGGACAACCTCCAGGCGATGACCAAGCCCTGCCACGATCGCAAGACGGCGACGCATGACGGCGGCTTCGGCAATCGAAGGATGCGACCATGATCGACCCGCCTTGGGTCAAGCCCGCCGTCCCTGTGCTTCGCCTTGGCGCGCCGCCGCTTCAACCAACAATGCGCCGCGTCGTATTCACTGAGGGCGCGAAGGCATGGCTGCGCGAATGGTCCGCCAACGGCGGCCTCGGCAAGCCGGCCGCCGACCCCACCCATAGGGGTGTCAGAAACCTAGATCGCTTCTGAATAATGACCGCGCCCCAACCAATTTTTTGGCATTAGAAGTCTGGGAAAATGGCTCGACGCAGTGGGCCTAAACCAACGCCGACCGCGCTGAAGAAGCTGCGCGGCTCGCTCAATGTCACGCAAGCGAAGCGCGACAAGTTGCAATATGAACCGCAACCGGAAAGCGATCTCGATCCGGTGCCGCCGGATTTCTTGACGCCGGCGCAACGTGAGCAATGGCTGTACGCGGTCAGTAACGCGCCACGCGGCCTGTTGAAAGCGACGGATCGCGATGTGCTGGTTATGTGGGTCCGCGCGTGGGAGCAATACTCAATCGCCGTCGAACATCAACGCATCGCGAACGAGACGGCGGAATGGCCGCTATTGGAGAAAATGTCAGACGGTCGCTTCGTGGCGTCGCCTTACCTGCGAGAAATCGACCGCACGGCACAATTGCTTTTGCGCCTAGTCGGCGAACTCGGCTTTTCGCCCGCTTCCCGGCCGCGCATGCAACTGATCCCCGGCGGTTCTCCGAAGCTGATCGAAGGCGACCCTTGGCAAGAACTCAGCGATGCCTAGTGTGGATCACGTCGCCAGAGCGATCGAATTCGCGCGGAAGCTGGCTGACGATCCCGGCGCATGCGCGACGGCACGTAAGGCCGTCGAGCGCTTCAACCGCGAACTAGCTGACGCCGAGGCCGGCGTCGGTCCCTGGGGCTTCGACAGGAAGCTCGCGCAACGCGCGATGGCGTTCGCGTCTCTACTACCGAACATCAAGGGACCGGACGCCGACAAGCCGATCGAGCTAATGGATTGGCAGCGCTTCGTTTACGCGAACCTCTTCGGCTTCGTCGAGGCCGGGACCCGTTTGCGACGCTTCCGGCAGGCGTACGTCGCGGTCCCGCGCGGCAATGGCAAGACGACCGTCGTCGCGCCGCTCGCGCTGTACGCGACCTTCATGGAGGAAGAAGGCGGTGCGGAAGGCTACGCCGCCGCCGTCACGCGAGATCAGGCGCGCATCTTGTTCGATATGGCGCAGCAGATGGTCCGCCGCTCGTCCCGGCTTCGCCGGGAATACGGCGTCAAGGTCATGGTCAATTCGATCTATCAGGAACGGACCGCTTCCAAGCTGATGCCGATCTCGTCGGACGCGAAAGCGCTCGACGGTCTCAACGTCGCGGTCGCGGTCTGCGACGAGATCGCCAGTCACAAGACGAGCGAGGTCTATGACGTCCTCCTGACCGCGATGGGCAAGCGGATTCAGCCGCTCTTGATCTGCATCACGACGGCGACCGACAACAGCGCCGGCGTCGGTCGGCAGCTTTGGGAATACTCGATCCGTATCCTCGACGGGATACAAGACGACGATCGGCTGTTTGCGCTGATCTATACCGCCGATCCGGACGACGATCCGTGGAGCGAGACGACGTGGCGGAAGGTGAATCCCGGCTGGGGACAGACCGTCCAGCCGGACGCGATCCGCGCGATCGCCAAGCAGGCGCGGAACAACGCCGCGCAGGAGTCCGCGTTCAAAACCCGGCACCTGAACCTATGGGTCGGCGCCAACGAAGCGCTTTTCAGCATGCGCGCATGGCAAAATTGCGCGGACCCGACGCTTCGGCTCGACGACTTCGCCGGCAAGCCGTGTCATATCGCGCTCGATCTCGCGAGCAAGACCGATCTCGCGGCGATCGCGCTGGTCTTTCGCGACGGCGCGCGATACGCGGTATTCGCCCGCTGCTATCTGAACGAGTCCGCCGTGATGGAAGCGCGCAACCCGTCATATCCCGGCTGGGCGCATGACGGCGTTTTGCGGATCACGCCGGGCAATGAAACCGACTTCGGCGAGATCGAGACCGACCTGATCGAGTTCGGCCGGCGGTTCAATGTCCTATCGGTCGCGTATGATCCCTGGGGATCGACGCAGCTTGCCCAACGACTCGCCGCTGAGGGCGTCCCGGTCGTCGAATTCCGCGCGACGACGCAAAACTTCAGCGAGCCGACCAAAGAGCTAGACGCCGCGATCCAGGCGGGCCGGCTTCGTCACGACGGCAACGGCGCGCTCGCGTGGTGCGTCGGGAACGTCGTCGGACACTATGACGCGCGCGGCAACGTCTACCCGCGCAAGGCGCGTCCCGAGAACAAGATCGACGCGGCGGTTGCGCTGATTATGGCGATCGCCCGCGCCATGACGCATGTCGAGACGACCTCGGTATACGAAACGCGCGGGCTGCTGGTCCTCGGATGAGCTTCCGCGAGCGGCTCGGTCAATGGCTGATCGGTTCGGCGGCCGCGACGCCGGCGTCGACGCCGGTCGCGTCGGAAACCAAGGCGGACGCCGCCGTGACCTCGACGCTCGGCGGTCTCGGCTGGCCGCAGCCGATGCTATACGCGGCACTCGGCGGCTATGCGTCGAATACCGGCGTTCCGGTCACGCCGTTTACCGCGCTTCAGGCGGCGGCGGTCTATTCCTGCATTCGGGCGATCTCGCAAGATATCGCCATGCTCTCGCCGTTCGTCCGCCGCCGCTTGGTCGGCGGCGGCTACCGTCGCGAGCTTCAGCACCCATTGACGAAGCTCTTCCGCCGGCCGAACCGCTGGCAGACATGGTTTGAATTTATCGGCTATGCCGTGACCTCGATTTGCCTTCGCGGCAATGCGTTTGTCGCGATCGAGCGGGACAAAGACGCGAATCCGATCGAGCTTGTCCCGATCGCGCCGGATCGCTGCACGATCATGCTGACCGACGACGGCGAACTCTGGTACCGGATCAATTCGCGCCGGATCGGCCAGGGGATTCTGATCCCGCCGGACGACATGATCCATATCAAGAATATTTCGATGGACGGTTACGTCGGCGTCTCGCCGATCGCGATCGCGCAGGACGTGATCGGCCTTGCGCTCGCGACACAGCAGCATGGCGGGATTCTCTTCCGCCAGGGCGGTCAGGTCGGCGGCGTGATCTCGCATCCCGGCTCGTTATCGAAAGAGGCGGCGGACCGGATCGCGAATAGCTGGCGCGAGACGCATGCCGGGGTTCAGAACGCGCACAAGGCGGCGATCCTCGAGGAAGGGATGAAATTCGACAAGATCGCGATTACCAACGAAGAGGCACAGTTTCTCGAAACGCGGCGCTTTCAGGTTATCGATATCTGCCGGCTCTATGGCGTCCCGCCGCACCGGCTCGGCGAGCTAGACAAGGCGACGCTGAACAATATCGAGCAGCAGAATCAGCAATACGTCGATAGCGCGCTGAAACCGACCGCGCGCTCGATCGAGCAGCTTTTTGACCACCACCTGTTGTTCGACGACGAGCGCGCAATGCTCGAATGCAAGTTCGACTTTGACGACATGACGCGCGGCGATCTCTTGACCCGCTTCCAGGCGTACCAGATCGGGACGCTTAACGGCTGGCTGAACCGGAACGAGGTCCGCGCGCGCGAGAACATGAATCCGATCGAGGACGGTCACGGCGACGAGTATCGCGTCCCGCTCAATACCGCCGTTCCGTCCGACAATCTCGCGCAGACGACGACCGCGCCGAGCGAAAGCGCCGCCGCGCCGGGCGCCGCCGCGCCGCGCGCCGAACCGGGAGCAAGCGACGATGCAGATCGTTAGCGCGACGCAATTTAAGGCGTTCAACCGGGGACGCAATGTCACCCGCGCGGCGATCGGACTTCGCAAGCAGATCATCGCGCCGGCGGAAGCGCTCGGCGAGGCGCGCGCGCTACGCTTTACCATCTCGACGGCGGCGGTCGATCGCGAGCAGGACCGGATCGCGCTCGCCGGCTGGGACCTGAAAAACTTTCGCCGGAATCCCGTCGTCCTATGGGGACATGACGCGAGCCGGCTACCGATCGGCCGCGCCTTCGACGTCGCGATCGAGGACGGCGCGCTGAAGGCGTCGGTCGAGTTTATCCCGAGCGATACGCCGGAAGGCGGACAGTTCGCGGAGTCGGTTTACCGGCTCGCGCGCGGCGGCTTTATCGCCGCGACCTCGGTCGGCTTCCGACCGCTCGCCTGGGAATATACGACCGACAAATCGCGCGGCGCCGACGACTGGTTCCCGGGGATCGACTTCGAGGAGCAAGAGCTTGTCGAGCTATCCGTCGTCACCGTCCCGGCCAATCCCGAAGCACTGATCGAGGCGCCGGGTCCCGGCGAAGGGACCGCGATCGCCGCCGATACGCCGCCTGTGACCGGCGAAGAGGTCACCGCTTACAACGAAGAATTAACAAGAGCACGAGCGCGCCGCCGACGCGCGTTCCAACTGGCACTAGCAACAGCAACATAAGGGTTTAGAGTCATGGCAACGCTATCGGAAAAACACCGCGAGCTAAAGCGTCGGCGCGCTGAAGTCGTCGCCAAGATGGGCGAGATCGTCAAAGCCGACGACGACGACAAGCCGGTCAGCGACGAGCAGTCGACGACCTTCGACGAGCTAGCCGCCGCGCTCCAAACGATCGACCAGCGGCTACAACGGGTCGCCGCCGCGATGCAGGCCGCCGCCGAGGGCGCGACCGACGCGAACGGCGAGGACGACGACGAGAACGATACCGAGGAAGCGGCTATGCGCGCGCCGCGCCGGGCGAGCTTCCGCGTCCAGGCTGGCGCCAATGCGCCGGCGCGCGCAAGGCGCGATCCTGACGCGGGGCTGAAAGACAAACGCGGGATCAAGGCGTCCCGCTATGTCCTCGGCCTGCTTCATGCGCGGTTCAATCACGTCTCGATGGAAAAGGCGGCGGAATTCATCAGCAACCGCTTCGGCGACGATATCGTCGCGCGCGCGCTCAATAGCGGCGTGACCGGCGAAGGCGGCGCGCTGATCCCGCAGGATTTCATGGCCGATCTGATCGAGCTGCTTCGCGCGATGACAGCGGTCCGGGGCGCCTCGCCGATGGAAGTCGGAATGCCAATGGGCAATCTGACGATCCCGCGTCTCGCCGGCGGCGCGACGGCCGCTTACCAGAACGAGCTTGACGATATCGCGATCAGTCAAGAGCGCTTCGATGACGTCAATTTCGTCGCCAAGAAACTGACCGCGATGGTCCCGGTCTCGAATGACCTGATCCGCCGCTCGCCGATCGGCGTCGAGGAAATTGTCCGGGACGATCTCGTCCAGACGATCGCGCGGCGCGAGGATCTCGCTTTCCTTCGCGGCGACGGGACCGACAAGGGGCCAATCGGCATGCGCCGTCTGGCCTTGGCGGCGAATACCGTGACCGTGACCGCGATGCCGACAACGCCGGCGCCGGGCGACGCGCTGACCGCGATCCTCGCCGGCGCCTCGGCGGCGATCCTCGCGCTGCAAAACGGCATGTCGCGGATGATCCGTCCGACGTGGTTTATGCATCCGACGATCGCGCGATTCATCTCGCTCGCGCGCGATCAGGTCGGCGGCTTCTACTGGAAAGACGAGATCGAGGCCGGCCGCTGGGAAGGCTATCCGATCCGCCTGACGCAGCAGATTCCGACGAATCTCACGGTCTCGACCTTTACCAAAGGAAGCGAGATCTACTTTTGCGATATGGCCGATTTTGTCATCGCCGATACGTACAACGTCGTCGTCGATGCGTCCGACGTCGCGGCGTACAATGACGGCGTGACGATGGTCTCGTCATTCCAGCGGGATCAGTCGCTCTTCCGCGTGATCGCCGAGCATGACTGCAACATGCGACACCTTCAGTCGCTCGTCGTCCTGCTGACGCAAGATTGGTCATTTACCGGGGTTCCGGGGACGCCGGGGGCGCCTTACTCGACGCAGCCGCTTAACCCCACATGGTCGCAGGCCGCCGCGATCCGGCCGGCGCTCGCGACCGGCGCCAACGCACCGCCGGCGCTCAAAGACCCGGCATAAGGGAGGCGACAAATGTCGGTCGAGGGTATCCCGCAACGCGAGGTCGTCGTCACGTTCAACAGGCAATATGCGAGCTACTATGCCGGCGAGTCCGCCGCCTTTACCGAGGACGAGGCGGCGCGGCTCGTCGAGCTAGGCGTCGTCGGCGAGCTTCCGCCGGCGGTCACGTCGCCGCCGGTCAATGTCGACGTTCCGTATGTCTCGCAGGACGGCGAGGAGCTCAATTGCACGATGGGGAATTGGGAGGGAACCCCGACCGGCTACGCCTACCAATGGCAGCGCGACGGCGAGGATATCGGGACCGACGCCGCGAGCTATACCGTCACGCCGGACGATCCCGGTCATACCCTGACCTGCGTCGTGACCGCGACCAACGCGGCGGGATCGACGACGGCGCCCCCATCGAACGGCGTCGAGATCGCCGAGGACAACGGCGGCGGTAGCGATACGACGCGAGACGGTCACGAGCGGCGACGGCACCATGACCGGGGCGGCCGCCGATGAGCGATCTTACGCCGGGGACGATGGTCCGGATGCGGACGCTTCGGCGGTTCTCAATGTACATGGCGGGCGAACTGATCGCCGTCCCGATGGATGCGGCGCAAGAGCTTCACGCGAAGCGGCTCGCCCTGCCGCTCGATCTCCTGGTGCCGATCCCGCCAGCGGCAACGGTCCCGGAGGAGTCGGGTAGCACCTCCGGGCCGTTGCGTCAGCCCGGCGGGATCGTCAGGAAAGCATAGGCGCTTGCCCGCCGGCTTTCGGGTTATCCAGGCGCCGACGGCCGAGCCAGTGACGATCGATCTCGCGCGCCAGCATTGCCGGATTGATGCCGGCTATGACGACGCGCTGATCGCGCTGTACCTGACCAGCGCGCGGCTTGAAGCCGAGGCGTATCTCAACCGCGCGCTGTTCACGCAAAAGCTGCAATACGCGATCACCTGGGCGCCGCCGCCGACCGCGACGCCGCTCGTTCCGCAAACGCTGATCGTCTTTCCGCTCAATTGGCCGCCGCTCGTCAAGCGGCCGATCGAGCTTCCGCGCGCGCCGGCGGTCTCGGTCGAGCAGATCACCTGGGGCGCGCTCGGCGACATGACGGTCGCCGATCCTGATGACTATGACGTGAACCTCGCGGTCGAGCCGGGTTATGTCGCGGTCAAGCCGCAATTGCTCCCGCGCATCCCGCAGCAGTCGATGATTATCGACTATACCGCCGGCTACGCCGACCACGATCCGGCGGCGGTCCCGATGCCAATCCGCATGGCGATCCTCGTCGGGGTTGCGCACTATTACGAGAACCGGGGCGACGTCTCGGCGGAAATGCCGCCGGCGTTCCGGCGGCTGCTCGATCCTTACAGATTGTGGACGTTTGCCGGTTGACCACCCGCGCGCGCGGCTTCCTAGCGGTGCCAGAGCGGCCTTGCGGTCCGGGACCGGGCGATCATGCCGGCTAACCCTTCGGGCGCTCTAGCGGCGTCCGTAGGCTCGCTACGCTGGCTCGTGACGCTCTACCGGCGGGACCAGTCGCCGGCCGACGATCTCGCGCTGACCGAGACCCTCGTCCCGATCGCGACCGTCCATGCCGATATCCAGCCGACCTATGCCTCGACGTTCTATCAGTCGACGCAGGTCGATACGCCGATTACGCATATGATCTCGATCCGCTGGCAGGACTATCCGGCGACGATCGACGTCGTTGTCCGCTCGACGACGCGGCCGGACGATCAGGCGATGCGGACCGAGCTATTCCGCGTCCGCCGCTCGAAAGAGATCGCCGGCCGCAAGCGCTTCCTTCAGTTGGAATGCGAGCTAGAGCATAGCCGGATCACGCCGGACGTATCGGATCAGACCCGCAACCGGCTGTTGACCGAACCATATGACGGCGCCGCCGCGATCGAGCCGATCGATCAATCGCTATGGGATCGCGGCTTTACCATCTGGGACGATGGCAATTCCGTTTGGGACGATACCGGCGCCGCACCGGGAGGGGATGAATGAGTCCGATCGCGCTGATCCTGATCGTCGTCGTCGTCCTGCTGCTCTTCGGCGGCGGCTATTACGGCTCTACCGCCGGCTGGGGGCCGTATCACTACGGCGGCGGGATCGGCGCGGTCGTGCTGATCCTGATTATCCTGCTGCTGCTGGGATATCTCCGCTGATGAGCGATCTGAAGCTGACCGTCACAAACTGGGGCGAGGTCGCGCTCGACAAGCGCGAGCTTCGTAAGCTGATGCGCGCCGCCGGCAACGATATCAAGAACAAGACCCGCCGGCTGATCGCCAAGGCGGAAGGCGGCGGCCGGCATTACCCGGCGCATCCGGCGACGAAATACCGCGCGGCCGCGCCAGCCTATACCGCCTCGTCGCCGGGATCGCCGCCGGCCGCGCCGACCGGCGGCTTGCGGGATTCGCTAAAAACCTACGTCTATCCGAGCGCCGAGGGCTTCGCGGTCCGCGCGCGCAAGTTCTATGCGCTGTTTCTCGAAGCCGGCGCGCGCGGCGGCGGCCGGACCGGCGGCGGCGGACGCGGCGCGGGCAACCGGCGGACCGGACGCAAAGCCGCCGCCAATACCAGCCGCGTCCTCGAGCCGCGTCCGTTCCTTGATCGCGTGATGGCCGCCGAGTCCGGCGATCTGACCCGCCGCGTCCGTGCCGCGATCGACAAGTCGCTGACCTGGAAAGAGACCAAGCTCTGACGATCATCGCGACGTTCATCTCGCAGCTTCGCGCGAATGCGCCGATCTTCGCCGGTCGCGTCGCCGGCGCCGCCGAGTTCTATGCCGGGCTGAAGAACTACAACACGTCGCTCGCCCTCCCGGCGGCGTATGTCATCCCGCTCGGCCAGGACGCGGACGCCAATCAGGTTTGGACGGGGCTGATCCAGATCGTCCACAAGTCGATCGGGATCGCCGTCGAGCTTGACGCGCAACAGGACCGGCGCG